TAGGTTTTACAGACTTAGCCAGAGATTCGACTATAGGTTTTACAGACTTAGCCAGAGATTCGACTACAGGTGTAAAAGACTTAGCCAAAGATTCGACTATAGGTTCTAAGGATTCGACTATAGGTTTTACAGACTTAGCCAGAGATTCGACTATAGGTTTTACAGACTTAGCCAGAGATTCGACTACAGGTGTAAAAGACTTAGCCAAAGATTCGACTATAGGTTCTAAGGATTCGACTATAGGTTCTAAGGATTCGACTATAGGTTTTACAGACTTAGCCAATGAATCAGCCATAGGTTCTAAGGATTCGACTATAGGTTCTAAGGATTCGACTATAGGTTTTACAGACTTAGCCAGAGACTCAGCCATAGGTGTAAAAGACTCAGCCAATGAATCTATTGCAGGTGTAAAAGACTTAGCCAAAGACTCGACTATAGGTTTTACAGACTTAGCCAGAGATTCGACTATAGGTTTTACAGACTTAGCCAGAGATTCGACTACAGGTGTAAAAGACTTAGCCAAAGATTCGACTATAGGTTCTAAAGACTCAGCCATAGGTGTAAAAGACTTAGCCAGAGATTCGACTACAGGTTTTACAGACTTAGCCAATGAATCAGCCATAGGTTCTAAGGATTCGACTATAGGTTTTACAGACTCTACGAAAGGTTTAAATAACTTTAAGAATTCTTTCAATAATTCTTCAAGATGCACATCATGTGTAAAAATGCTATTACCTTTTGTCATTTTATCAAAAGTTTTTTCTTGTATATTAAGAGATTCTTCTAATAATTTTTTCTTTTTCTTTTCAAATTCTATTTGTTCTTCAATTTTTAATAATCTTTTCTTCTCATCAGGTGATAAAGTTCTTGGATCTCTACGGTCTACTAATTCACTTCCTTGTTTTCGTAAATCTGCTAATCTTTTTTCACTCTGTAATAATTTTCCTTCTGCTGTTTGTGCTATATTAGATGTATCAGGAGTTGAAAATATTTTATTTCCTCTATCTGCGGTATCTCCTGCGGTAGCTACGTTTTTCTCCTTTGACAACCATTCATAAGTTTTATATACCCAGCTATCTTTAAACCAATCTTCTATACCATATCTTAATTTTATAAAAGAATCCTTTATAAATATGCCTAAAGCAGTAAGTGGGAACATATAAGTATCTATATCTACACCAAATATTTTTGCTTTCTCTCCTTCTATAAGACCAAGACCACCTACAAGAGATGCTTCAGTAGCAGGAGTATAAATATTAGAAAAGAAATCCACAACATCTCTTACAGATAATATAAAATTACCCCATAAAGTCTTATGTTTTCTATGAATATCCGAACTTTCTTCTCTTCTTTCTTTTTTTCGTTCGTTCTGGTCAGCTAATAAATTATCTCTATGTTTTTTTGCATTTAAATAATCCTTTTTAGCATTATCATACATCTCTTTTCTTACATTATATTCATTTGTACCATATTGACCTAATGCTTCCATTAATTCGAGTATAGCCCTATGGTGAACCATACTATTTTGGTATTTAAATACCTCATCTGTAAGGAGATTGATTTCTTTTTGATGAAATTTAATAATCTTATCTCTTTCAGCTATAGAGGATTCAGCAATTCTTTTTACTTCTCTTGCTATAATTGCTTCATCTTCTATAATTGATGCCTGCGCTTCTCTAATCTGTCTTCTTACCTGTATTCTTTCTTTATAATACCCCTTTTCGTCTTTTATACTTTCATAAACTTCTTTTAACCCTTTCAAATCAATTCTTTTAACTTTTAAACCAGCTTTCATACTATCTATTTCATCTTGTGTGGCTTTTATTTGTTCGTCTGTTAATAATTCAGGTAAATCAAACAAACGTCTAAAAAGTTTGACAGTACCATCAATCCATTTTGCTATTTTTAAACCACCAATCCAACCCAAAAGACCACCCATAGTTGCTCCAAGTATAGCACCAATAATTATACCTGGGGGACCAAAAGATAACCCAAGTACCATACCTACAGCCGCACCTTTAATTCCTTGTTTTAAAGCATTCCAAAGCCCCGACCCTTCACCACCTAAAAACCCACCAAAAGCTGCTGATATTTTATCTGTACTACCCCATTTACCAGCTGACGCTTTAGCCCAAGCTCCAAAAGCATCCGAAACTGCCCAACCAAGACCTGCTATACCTGTAGCAAGAACAGCTGCGATAGCCGCCGGACCTAATTTTCCTAAAAATGCCCAAAAGGAGGATTTTTTACTAACATCTCTATCTTCTTCCTTTTCTTTTCTCTTAAAATAATTATTCATACCACCTAAAAGAGCCGTTTGTTTTTCATCATCCTTATCTAATTTATCAGCACTAACAATTGCTTTAGTCATATCTTTTGGTAAAAATTGACCACCTTTGTATTGCTTGCCTTCTATATCAATACCACCTTTTGGGGCTCTAATCATTTCTATGACTTTTTTATTATCTATTTCAGAATCTTTTAAAACTCTCACACCTTTAAGAATATCAAATAGTAAATTGTTTCTTTTATCATCTACTGATAGTACTGTTTTATTCCCTCCTTTAATACCATCATAAACTTTAGATATAGATGTTTTAAGAGCATATAGTGGTATTAATAAAGGAGATAACAATAGTTTAGGTATTAATTTCAATGATTTATCTCTTACAGCTACATCCCTTTCATTAATACCTAATGCTCTTGAAAGTATACCTCTAATTTCTACTAATCTATTTTCTACTAACTCATTACCCTTAGCAATATTTTTTATAGACCTAGTATAGAACTCTCTCATAGGTTGTACAAATTTGGTAATGAACCCCATTTGTTCTACTTGACTAATTCTCATTAATTCTATATTTTCAGATTGTGAAGTCAACGTATGAAAAATATCTAAAGCAACTTCAAGAATATCAGTTCCGTCTTCTTCCTCCTCTCCCTCACCTCCTCTATCATATAACATGTCCAAAGCTTTGATTGTAATACGTTGAGATTCAGCTTGCATTTTTTGACCTTCAGCCGTCAATTCTTCCATATTAGAAAAGGTTTGTTCTTGAGTTTCAAGTATTTGAGAAACGTTTCCCATCATTCCTTCCATGGTTACATCATGTGTATATATACTTCCTTTTGATAAAGCGGCAGATGTAAACTCATCTTGACTATTAGATATATCTTCTAAAAATTCTTCAGATTTATCTTTTTTCTTTTCTTGTCTTACATCCCACATTTTTTTAAGACCACCACCTAAAGAGGAGGCCATATTTTTACTTAGGTCATATACTTCTGTAAGTCCTGAACCTAATATTTCTCTAGAATGTCCAGAAATAGTACTCATTGCTTGTTTAGAACTATCTTTTATACCTTCCCAACCAGCTTCAGCCATTTCTTTAGTATAGCCAGAGGTTTCTTCAGCCAAATCTTGTTGTACTTTAGCAGTTTCTTCAGCCATTTCTTTAGTATAGCCAGAGGTTTCTTCAGCCAAATCTTGTTGTACTTTAGCAGTTTCTTTAATTGTATCCTGCTGTACTTTAGCAGTTTCTTTAGCTGAATCAACTATAGATGCAAGATCAACATCATTAATTGATACATTATCATTTTTAGAAGTTCTTCCCATTTTTCCCCATAAAAAAAGGTCTCCAAGTTTATATTCTTTCAAATACTCTTGAGACCTTTATAGATCCATTAGATTAACATCATATCTAAGCGAGCTCTATTTATTTTTCGCCGTATTTACTTCTTTCTTCTCTATTTCTTTTCGTTTCCTTTCTTTCCTCTTTTTCTAATTCTTCTGCTAATCTTTCTATTCGTATCAAAACCTTTACGAATTCCTCTTTATAGAATTCAAGTTTTTTATTAAATAGTTTCAACTGTTTCTTTAAATTAGGCTTGAGTGTTCCTTCATCATCCATCTTCATAATTTTCTCAATATTATCAAGACTTTTTTGAGCATTTTTCTTAGCATTTTTATCAGCTAAAACTAAATCTAACATATTCCAACCAGCACCCATAAGTCTTCCTAATCCTTCATCTAATTCCTCATGGTCTGAGAGATAGTCTTCAATCTTATTTTCTATAGTATCCATTATTTTTTACCCTTTTTCTTTTTAAGTTTACCAAGGACTTCATCTTTGGACATCTTATTTGGGCCAGGTTTGAGTTTACCATTCTTATCCACCACTAAGACACCTAAACCTATAAGTTTAGCTACAAATTGTGATTTCTTGGATTCATCTAATACTTCAAATTTTCTTATAAGCATATTAACTTCAAGGTTTTTGTTTAAATATTTTTTTAACTCCATTATTTATGCTCCTTTAGAGACATTATTTGAATTTCATTTGTTCAGCTTCTTCTTTTAATGCTTTAGCTAACATATTAACATAAGCATCACGTTCAAAGTCCGGTAACATTGTGGATTCAGTCAAACTTATGTTAGCTTGACGAGCTAAATGAAACTGTTCTCTAACAATATTTTCTAATGTATTATCTACAATTATTTTAATTAGAAAAAAAAATTCTCAACAGGTATATCAACCTTTTCTTCTCGGTCACAACCTGTACATTTTATAGTATAAGTAAAATCCATACCAAAATCGTTATCTGTAAACCAATCTCTTATTTTTCCGTAAGCATCTGTGGGTATGTTCTCCAAAAGATACTTACGATCTTCTATGGAGGCATCCTTTATTTCACCTTCAGGAACCATAATACTTTGAATGGATGAAGCATGTGTTAATAAAGCCATCTCAGTAATACGTTGAGTTTCTGTGAGTTTTTTTACATTTTTAAGATTTTTAAATGCTTCTCTCTGTCCACCTCTTGTTATGTGAGCCAATTTAACTGACAAATTATCATCAATTTTCACAACCGATTCTATATCTTCTGGAACACCCGTAACTTTTAAATTGGTAAGGTCAATATTCTGAACAGATTGAGAGTTACATTCAGGACAATTGTATTGAAATTGATAATTATCACCTTTGGATTTTCTTCTAATTTCAACTAATAGGAAAAACCTATCTTGTAAGTATAGATTATTAATATTGAAACCCTCTGTTATTATACAAGAGGATATTAATTCATCCAATGCTTGTTCAACCATCATTGGATTAGTTTCATTTTCATAAACCAGTAACCGTTTTAATTGTCCTGTGGTTATTGGTTTAAATTTAACAACTTCTTTACTACCTGGTAATGTAGTGTCAAATTCATATACATTGAGGTAATTCTTAAAATCTAACTTTTTCCCTTCTACAGCAACCTTTTCTTCTTCTGACATATTATTCTCCTTTCACTACAATTTTATTAACTTGAAGAGTTTGTGATTCTATGATATAGGTATCCAAACGTTACATCAAATTGCGCTACATCCATTGCACTATAATCTAATGTAATAGCACTAACACTCTTTGGCCATGCATCAACTAATTCGATATCTAAGATATGCTCGGAACCATCATAGTTTAACATCCATAGATTTTGTGTCATTTCATATTCTACTGGTAATCCATACTTATGACTTCCATCTACATTATGAATTGCTTTAATCCATTCTTCATAGGCAACTCTTACAGCAGCGCCTTGGTCTACATTAAATGTAATAGTCCAATCGGTAAATGTTTGTTTACCCGCTAACTTATAATCAGCACCCTGCCAGTTTACAATAATTTCCTCAGTTGTAGACTCAGGAACATTAGTTGCTCTTACAAGATATTTTGTTTCCGGTGCCGCTGGAACAGTACTTACACCTTCTGGGAATTGTGGTGAGAACATGAATAGATATGAACGTGCACCCCCAATGAAATTACTTTTAAATGTATCTAAATTAAATGGCATTATATTATTCCTCCTTTTACTTTGTTATTTATAAAATTATCCTGATATTAAACCGCTAAATTTTGTTTTTATATCAGCTAAAAAACTACTCAAATCTATCATCACACCAGGAGTAATTACAGGTTTCTTTATTGTATGGTATTGATATGAAAAGGTTAAATCAAATTGTGCAAATTCAGTAGAACTATAATCTAATGCTATAGCACTTATACTTTTAGGCCAAGCATTATATAGTGTTATTTCTAATAAAGGGTTACTAAAACCACCATCACCCTTCAAAATCTTAAATATTTGTGTGGTTTCATAATGGCTTCTGTAAAAATGTTGATTATTTTTATCATCAACTTTATGTATTGCATTCATCCACTCTTCAAGCTCATATCTTATCATTCCATCAGCATCAACATTGAGTGTAATATTCCAATCTTCGAAATTTCTTTTACCACCCATTTTGAAATCTAAACCTTGGTACTCAACAATGATTTCGTCTACATTACTTGAAGGAAAACCGGTTGATCTAACAAGATATCTTCTTTTTTTTAAAGTGTCTGGGGCTATAAGATTTCCTTCAGAATTTTTGATTTCAGGTTCCCATATAAATAGGAACGATTTAGCCCCACCTCTAAATTCATTAACAAAATTGTCTATACTAAATTCTCTTTGTCCGAATAATGACATCTTTATACACCTGGACCTGTTATAGGAATAGGAATAGCATTAATATTAAGTGGTACAATCACATGATAAGAATAGGACATTGTTACATCAAATGATGCTATATCGGGGGTACTATAATCCAATGTTATAGGACCTACAGCTTTAGGCCATGAATCAGTTAAATACACCCCTGTTGTAGAACCACCATTATTATTTAACATTATCAATCCTTGACTTCTTAAATATCCATATTTTAATAAACCCTCAGGCTTACCATAATATTGACCTACAGGTAGTACAGAGTGTATTTCATGCATCCATAATTCAAAAGCATTTCTTATAGATGAACCGGCATCACAATATAAAGTTAAGGTCCAATCAGTAAATGTTCTGGGACCACCGACAGTATACTTCATACCCTGCCAATGTGTGGTCATTTCTTCAACTGTACTTTCAGGCATACTTGCCGTTCTTACAAAATATCTACTATTCCAACCAACCTCTATCATTGTTGGTACCCATATAAAAGTATAGGCACGACCCCCACCTTCAAAAGCACTCTTGAAGGTTTGGAGGTCAAATCCCGTTAACTCTGAAGGAATAAGTGGAATATCAGGTAGAGTAGCCATCTATAAAACCCCTATCTTTTTATAATCCTTCACCTGTGATTCCTACTAATTCTGTAAATGAGGCTCCAGATTTTGTTGCTATGAAATTCAATACGATGAATTCAGCAGCCTTTGTAGATTTCACATATATATCAACCCATAGTTCTTGACGGTCAATACGTTCAGCAGTATTGTTTCTTTCATCACATACAACCATGAAGTCATAAATACCACGTCTTCCTCTTACATCTCTAAGGAAGGGTTCAATCATGTTTATAATGCTAAGCCTTGTGAACTCATCATTAGGTTCAAACAAGAAGTACTTAGCTGCTGTAGAAATAGCCTTCTCCATTACTATGAATAATCTTCTAATATTAATTCTATTGAAAGCTGAAGATTTATCTAACATAGTTTTTTGACCCCAAGCAACCTTACCTTGACCCGCAAATGATACTAATGGATTAATACCATTCTTATAAAGTATATCTCTTTTTCCAAGAGTAGGTGACCATGCTAACCTACGGATATTGGTCAAAACAGCTCTATTGAGACCTGCGGGTGCAAACCATGGATCAGACATATCATCTGTTCTGGCTAAAATACCTGCCATATGTCCTGTTGCTGGAATCCAACGATATTTTGCACCCCATTTATCAAACATTTCAAGCCAGTTACCATAAAGGGCTACATAACTTGAATTCTGATTGAATGTTCCAAGTCTATAATCACGAAGATTAGCAACTTCACTTCCACTTTGATTAATAACATCTGTACTTCTACAATCACAAAGTGCTATACAGTCCTTTCTATCTTCTGCTATATCAACTATTTTTTGTTTAACAGTGAGATTCTTATCAGCATCAATGATTATATTAATATCAATGACTTCTGAATTTTCATATTCTTCATATGCTGTTTGTACTGCTGCATCTTCGAGGTCTGAATCATCATCCCAAGCTGTAAAATCATCCAAGCCACCTGCAAATTGCTCATATGAAACTGTGGCAATATAGATATCATTATTAACAGCATTAGTATTTAATGCTATTCTAATGTACTTAGATTCCCTATTAATAACGTTAGGTGCAAAGATATTTTTACCTTCGTCATCTACTTTATTCTCATCAGCAGAAACATACCATGCTTCCTTTAACGAGTATACTATAGTAGTTTTATTTAACTGGTCTTGCTCTGTTGCTCTTACTAAAACAAGAAATTCTCTCTGTGATTCAATAGGATAATCAACATCATTGACATCACCCCATAATGTTTCACTTAATGTTCCACCTGCTGTTTGATATTGTGAGTATGTTCCACCACCAGCAGATGTTACTAATGAGTATGTCTCTTGATCTATTATAGCTATCTTTGTATAATTACCCCATGTACCTCTGGAGTTAGCAATTATAGATATATCATTTCCAGATGTTGGTAATGTTGAAAAGGGACTTTCATCATGAAATGCATCAGGGTCATCACTTGCGAGGTCAGACATCACGAATGAATTTCCGGTTGTATATGCTGTAAAATCAGAAGTTGGTGTTAACTCTGTACCCAAATCACCATATGTACCTGCAAATCTTGCTGTAGCAGGCATTGCTCTGGTGCACCATAATTTATTTCCGTATTTTAAATAACCCATAGCTGCCATCATATCTATATAAGAATATTGGTCAGGGTCTCCAAAAGCATCAAGAAGTTGCTCAAGGTTTGTAACTAAATGGGTTTTTAATTCCGGCCCCTTCCATGATTTCCTTATTACTAATGCTGCTGTAGATGTAGCAACTGCTGGAATGGTTGTGGTTAAATCAATTTCGTTTGTATCCACTAACGGACTTAGGTAAAATGCCATTATTATATTTCCTCCTTATATTAATTCGTTTTTTATCAAATACATTTAGGATAAAACAAAAATTTTAATCATTCACAATCCATTATATATTTATACTTCTATTTATACTTCTATTTATACTTCTATTTAT